ATGAACCAGGATTCTTTCTTAGCTCGGCATTGCGAGCTAAGATAAGAGCTTCTGATGGCTGTGTTTGCTTATGGGCTATCTCATCAAGATGGGTTAAAAACTCTGACTTGATAACCCCATCAAAAGTAGGTTCAAACAGTGACATTACATTCTATCCGTAAACTTCAAGGCGACATTCGTACCCAGGTCAACGACAGTTCCGGCAGTAGGTGATTGTGAAGAACAAAGCAATGTCGATGCAATACCGCCATCCAGAGCACCACCCTCAGCTCTTGATGCTTTCATACCGGAATGCCCTAGACCAGCCGTTCTTAAGGCCGTTTCAATAGCTGCTACAGCTAATCCTGTGCAGGTGGGTGTCGCTACCGTTGTCATTACGATACCTCCACATACTTACCTAACAAACAACTAACTTCAGCATCTGTTGCCAAACCAGTTTGTCCAGGCTCAATAATCCCACTTTCAAGATTTAAGGCATTCGTGTGAATGTTCCTAATGGTTCTTGTTGATTTAGGTGCGTCGGGGCCTAAAGAATAGCCACGGGCTCTTGCATCCTTTCTATCAACATCATTTTGAGTGAGCTGATTCAGGGGATGATTAGGCAACTTAGGCTCAGCTGCAAGCGTTTCCATCGTGGGCGATGGCTGAATTACATTTTGCGACACAGGCTGTTTTGGTGGATTAGGAATTGTTGCAACTTGAGGTTGCGTAACAGTTGGATGCGTGACATTTGGCTGTACGACAGGTGGCACGTTAGGTGTTGCTGGGGTTACTTTTGGTGTGGTCATTTCGTTCTCCTTGGAATTAAAACCTACTGTGGAAAGGTGAATAACCACAGTAGGAAAACTAGCAGGTACTATTCTGTTCGTTTTTAAAGTGTTACAGCCGCTGTGGTGCTGATATCGCCAATGATTGCCATTGATTTTTCAGTTAATACTTTCAAAGTCCAATCAACTGACATTTGTTTATTCTCTGCCAATCCTGTTTTAGCCAAGTCTTCAGTTCTGTACCCTTTAAGATACGAAATGGATAAGTAGGAAGGGTCAAGAATAAACACATCAGCAACCTGGGTCGTACCAGAGTCAGCGTGAGTTCTTTGGAGTCGATTAGGCACCATTTTAAGAGTACCAAAATCAGTCACGAAGACATTAACAGAGCCCAAAGCAGTCGCTTTTTCGCTTGATTTACCTTGGTCTGACATGAGTGTTGCGACTCTAGCAGAAGAAGTAAATAAGTACTCAGAGAACTTACGAATAACGCCAGGAATAGACATTAAAACAGTAGGATCGCCACCGTCTTGATAAACCGCTTGTACTGCATCACGAACCAATGTTTCAGTTAATGCTCTAGTAGCAGTCGGAATCCTAGCCACAGTGAGGCCAGTAGAGCCAGAAAAGCCACCAGCGGTACCACCATAATTATGGCTAGATAACCAAGTAGGAAGGCCACCGACCTTGCCTGCTGTAGAGCCACCATCGTCAGAGACTGAAGCTTGATTTTGTAAACAGATAGCATCAACATCACGTCTCAACTCCTGTTGGCGTCTCATGACTTGGTAAGATGTTTCTTTGGTTCTTCCAATTACATCGCTTGCATCGGCACGAAATGAAACTCTTACTACTTTTTGACTGATTTGAGAATGATTACCTACACGATTGCCAATAACAGTATTATTACCACTTGCATCAGACCCGTCAACCACGGCGTTAGTAACGTCTGGAGCAGCAAGTACATCAAGAGTCCATTCTGTATATTCATTCTTATGTGTATCACTGCCTACCATATCTGTGAAAGGCAGTGGAATTCGACTAATATCGAAAATGCGATTCATCACATCTTCTCTAATAAGTCCTTTATATGTGGCCGCTTTAAGGTCAGCGGAATCCAGGTTTGCGGTACTCATGGTATTCTTACCCCTATATTAATATATGTTTTTGAGCAGCTCTGCCACCGCATCCGTTTCCGCTGCGTGTTTTGCATAACCGCTTGAAGTTTTTGCTTTGCTAGTCAGCTGCTCTAATTTGGTTTTAGTCGCTTTTACCTGTCCAGTAGGTTTTTGAAACTTACCCACAGGTTTAGCCAGTTTTTGCTCTGCCACCGTCTTTCCAGCACGATACTTCTTAGCATCCAAAATGAGGTCCAATATACGGGCGTCTTTTACATCTGCGAATTCTTGAGCGGAGAAGCCATACGTTTCAGATACGAAGTTCTGCATATCACTTAACGCAGATTTAAACTTCTTGGTATCTTGCCACTCGGGATGTTTCTCTATCGCTTGTTGAACTTGCTCTTGTATATACGCTTGCGTCTTTTGTCCAAATTCTTGTGTGTACTTTTCGGTCTCTTGTTGTTTTACAGTGTCAGTCGCCGTTTTAATCTTTTGTATCTCATCCACTCGGATGTTGTAATCTTGTACTAATGCTGCATATTCACCTGGATTGCTATAACGGAGGCTATTCCAATCCACACCTTGATATTCTTTAACTAACGAGTTTTCAAGGTATGTGGTTAATGCCTCAGCGTCTTTAATCTTGGTGCCATACTCTTGCAAGAGTTGCATCTTATGCGTTTCAAGTTGTTTCTTTTCTTCCGCAATGGCTTTGCTCTTTTGGGTATTTGATTTGTTATTCTGAAACCCTGCTATTAAATCAGCGGTAGGAACAACCTCAACTTTACCATCGACTTTAATTTTAAAGCCTGCAAACTCACCCTCGTCATCAAGTACAACCTTGTCATCGGGTACACCTAATACTTTCGACCAGGTAGCTTCGCTTTCCTCATTCTCAGTATCAGTTTCTTCTTCTGGCTCTGCTTCATTACCAGGTTCTACTTCATCACCTTCTTCATCTTCGTCACTGTCCATTGAATCTTCACTTGGGGGTAAATCCGGCTCAGATTCTGGAGCTTTGGGCTTTGATGCTTTAGGTTTATATGCGTTAGGGTCTTTCTCTTGCTTCATCGGTTGTGGATTATGTTCTTCCATCAACAACGCTGATATCTGGTCTGTTACACTTCCGGTCGCCTGTGGGGTAGAGTCGGTTGTGACATTAATTTCGTTCATTCATTTGCCTTTATACTAATTTTCTACCATTATTGTCATCATCTTCTATATGACAATTTGGAACAAATGTGACTGCTTCTGCGACAACATAAGAACCGTCTGGATTCTTCTGCTGTGTGGTTACTTGAACAATACAGCCACCATTAACTTCACAGGCTTTTGTACTTTTCATCCATCCTTCTTTTTGACTAGACGCTTTGCACAGCAACTTAAACATATCGCCATTGCCAACAACTTTAATATCGGGGACATTTATTCTTGCACCCGATATATCCAAATTGTGTAAAGTTTTTTCATTAATTTCGTTCATTTATTCACCTTTTAAATTATCTTGTATTCTTTGCAACTGCTCATCATGGTTTAATTTATGCTGAATCATTTTTAAATGTGCATTTTTATCTAGCGCAACCTGACCTGATACAATTTCTTGGTAGTCTTTTAATAACATACGAGATTTATCATCCATTTCTAACACTGGCGTAACCACACTATCCCCCTTTATTTGTAGGTCTAAACAAGTGTTCTAACCAAGAGTCTTTATGCTTCGCTTTAATAGCCTCAGCCAAATCAGCTTCTTCTGCTTGCTTTTGTAACTCCACAAATTGCTCTTGCTCTCTGATGCTATCTTCAGAGTATTTATATAAAGCGTCTACTAAATATCTTGGCAATTCCATATTACTCCCCTTTTAGTTGTTTACTGGCTAATTTACCTGTTTCAATATCCTGCTTTATAGAACGTTCAAGTTCGTTGATGGCATTCATTCTAGCTTGTAAGCTCGCATAAGCCTGGAAATTAGCTTGTTTAAATTCTTCAAATAAAATTTCTTGCTGAGTACTTATGTATTGGTTTACCCATAAAAGATAAGCTTTATTTGCATTACCCCCAATAAATATTTCTCTTTCAAGCTGTTCAGTATTCATCATTTATAACTAGCCATCGCTTGATAGAACAGTCTGTCATTACCTTTACCATCTTCAAAGGGATATACGGTAATGTTCCCTAATGGGAAATACATTTCATCCATCTTCTCAACCACACTCTTTGCAAGGCTTGGCAAACTCGTACTTTCTATAATTATATAGTCATTCATTGTTTCACCTTTTGTATAAGCATTTGTACATTATTTACAATAGACTCACCTAAATGGAATCCTACCCATGCAACTAAGAAAATAAATACTACATAGAGTATGGCTATTTTCATTAGATTAACTTATTTTATGACGTTATCGTACCAATCCAGCGCCATTTCACGAGGATCAAGTGTATAATTTCCGTCATAAAGAATACCTCCCGTATTCCCCACAGCTCTTTCAGTTCCTACGCCATGCATAAATGCTTGTAACAAATCCTCTTTAATAGCCTCTTTTTTCAATTCTCTTAGATACTCTTCTGTTGTCATTTTTCCTTCAATCATTTTCTTCACCTTTTTGTTGTTAATCTGATTCACCTTCTTCCTTATCGCTGGCTTCTTCCGCTGCTTGTATCAATTGTTGATTCGCTATAAAGTTAGCGTCCTGATCTGCTTTGGCTGTCGCTTCTATTTGCGTGAGTTTAATCGCGTTATCAAGTAGCATTTTCTCTTTATCCAGTTCATCCTTGTGCTTGGTCTTAATCGCATCCAGGAGTAAGGTTTGTTTCTCAAGCTGCATTTGTAGAGCGGCAATCTGAGCTTGTGAAGTCGCTTTATCCATTTCACGTTGATGTTTCCCTAGCTCAACTTGTCCTTTAAGCTGCACATTAGCCATTAATGATTCAGCGGTAGTCGTTGCAGACTTAGCCAATTCTGCTTGCTGACGCAATGTTTCTACTGTGGCTTGCTCTTGTTTTTGACTAGCTTGTTGTGCAGTTTGTTGGGCTTGTTGTGCCGCTTGTTGCCCTTCAGGGCTTGAAGGATCAACAAAATATCGGGCAGCACCATTAAGACCGCTAAACTTGCAAAGATCATCCAAAGCACTGTATACCTTCTCAGGACTACATATATAAGCCAATGGCGTTTGCGCTAACTCTTTTTGTACAGCCATTACTTGGGCCATGGCGGCCATTTGCTTCTGGTGGTCTCCTGTCCCTGTTCCAACCCGTACTGTAGATTTGAGTCTAGGTTTCCAAGATGAAGGATTGACCTGTACCCATTCCCCTCTGAACTTAAAATCCTGAACAGTGTCCAAGTGCTTGACTGACAAATCACGTATTTTCGTACAGAGCGGTTTGATTCCAGTTTCACAAATTACCCTTATGATAAGACCAACAAGTTCTTCCTTAGCAGTCATCATGCGTTCAACGCCTTCTGAACCTACTCTATCTCCAATATTCTGTGGTGTAGCGGTTCCTTCAGATGATACGCCAACACGCCCCGCTTTAACTTCATCAAGATACTTCATCATCGTGAAACCAGTATCTCCTATCTGAGGAGTTTGGAGAGGAGTAATAGCGTCAATACGCTTAGTCCTAATAATACCACCAGGACGAGACACCAACATATCGTCAATATTAACCTGTCCTTCCACGATGACGTTTCTCTGATTGTTTTGAAGGTACAGGTTATCCATGATGTTACGAAGTAAGGCAGTCTTGTTATCCTGAATCTGTTTGAGTCGATCATAGATGGATAAGCCTTTAAACTTGTGGCTCATGATAATAGACGTGCAAGCTACCCAAGGACTGCAATCTACTTCTTCTTTAGATAGGACCACAGTTGGTGGTAAGGAATCCCCAACTGTTATCTTCATAGGCGTGGCAATCCCATCGCCATCCATGTCGAGTTTAAGAAAGCACTCACACACGTCAACCAGCTTTGAAGATAAATCATCAACAAAGGCAGCGGGTAGGAGTGTATTTTCATGTTGTGCGCCAAACCGATACGATGATCTAAGTAAGTTGGCTTCGCCCAAGTTTTGCACGATCTCTTGATCATAGCCTTCCTCAATCAAATCTGAGACGGACTTGGTTACTATGTGTGACGTGAATCTTGCTTTATCGAGGTTTATAGAATTGTGCTGATTATTAACGCGAAACTGTTCAAGAGGAACAGCATCAATACATATTTTTGGGTTGTTGTTAGTGATTTTAATTTTGACATCATAGGACTTAATTTCTTGTGCAATATAAGTAGAGTATTGTACATTTGGATTTTCTGGTACTGATGTATAACTAATGTTTTCTGATAGCTTTAAAATCTCAACAGTCGGATCGGCCACCAACATCTGTAATTGCTCTTCAGATAAGCCACTATAGGACTCTGTTGTAACTTCTTCATTATTTTCATAGTAAACTTTTAAAATACCATTTCGCTGCATTAAGGCGTCTTTAACAAATTGATGAATTAAGATAAATCCATCATTTTGCTTCATTAATATGTCGTAAACGAACTCGCTTTCAAGTTCTGCCTGCTTCTCATCATCCGGGCCAATCGGGTCAAAGATGACCACCTCATTGTTCTGAGTAAATGACTTCATTACTTGAGGAATGATCCACTCAATCGCATCGGCAACATCGGTAGAGATCAAGGCGGAGCGACCCTCTTGTTCATTACCTTGTGGGTTGCCTAAGTAGTAATTAAGTGGATCAATTAGGTCTTGTGGCGTCTGCACCGTCACATTGGCCATAGATAGCTCATTGGCTATGATCGCTAATATATCGTCGTCAGTAAGCTTCTTTTGTTTGGCCATCGTTAATGTGCTTTAGTTATTTATACAGCAGGGTCTACTGGAGCAGGAGTTGGGTCTGCGTTGATGTCATCTAATGCTTGCGCAGCCGTTTGAACTTCTGCAATTGAATCAACAACATCTTGCGGAAGGTCGACATTGGCAGACGCCTCAGTTAAGGCAGCAACAGCATCTTGCAATTCGGTAATCTTGGCAACAATTTCTGCTTCTGCTTTGTTCAGTTGGCCTTTGATTGATTGGTTGACTGTCAGTAATTCATTAATTTTCATTAGTATTTCCTCTATGGTGTGTTGGTGAATGGTTATGTGTACGTTATGCTCTGAGGGTTCAGAGTGTTCATGATGCTCTTGATGCCTATTATGCATATATTTAGTATCCTCCCATGATAAACCTGTCATGGAATTAACAGCCTTTTTTACCCGGTTTTCCTGGCATTGGGGGTTCTTTTTTCTTTGTCTTGCTCATTGTAGTTATCCTAATTTAAAGTGTAATCAGTAATCATCATAGTAATCATAAGCAGCCCGTAGCACCATTATACCTATGATAAATAACCCTATGTTAATAAGTGATATCATAGCATTACGGTTTCCCAAGTTGTTGTCTTAATAATGTTTGTTCTATACTATCCAGTCGTCTAGTAATATCTGCGATGTTAGTTGCATTTATAGAAGGTTGACTATCTTTGGTATTCATAGGTTTGTCAAATAACATCATTAAGCCTGCTATCATTAAGGCTGTCAGTACAGAAGCTGCCATTGCCCACAAAGGTGCAGATATTTGTCCTTTACCACTGCCTACACCTTCCCAGCGATTCATCCGGTCAGACACATCATTTATCTTTTCTGACAGTGTTTTCTCTACTGAGATTAGGACTGTCCTCTGTTGTTCTAACTGGTTTGTCGTATGCTGTTCTGATTTATTTATCGCTGCACTTAACGCAGTGATATGATCCGCTGCTATTTCCTTTTGTGAAGCGAGTGCCGTTGCTATAGCTGTTTTATTATATTCAGTATTCTGGTTAACTCTAATATCCCTTTCATAAAATCGTTTTTCTATTCCTTCAAACTGTAACTCGACAGAAGAAAATCGTTCAGCGACGAGTTCTCTTACTGGTAGTATTCGTCTATCCATTTCGATATGGATTCGAATTGCCTCTTCTCGAAAGAGAACCAATGCCTTATCCATACCATTCAGTCTAATGTCTACCTGTGCTTTAAGGTGCCCTATTTCTCTGAGTAAGGCTTCAGTTGTTAAAGCAGTTGGATCCGTTTTTAACTCATGTACGATGTCAATGTGTTTACAACCCTATCTTAGTCGTTGAGGCTGTGGTGATGTATGCATTAACAGAGCCGACCACTCCCGCTAACGTAGCAATTACATCAGGCGTCAAGATTAAGGAAACGGCGGGTACAAATGCGCCAATAATAGGAATTATTGAAACAATGGCATTAATATAGTTCTGTGCAACCTTCCAGCCCAAAGAATTAGGTAATTCCTTACCAACTTGTAATGCTTCCACGAAACCTGTATGTGTCGTTGATGGGTCGGTCATATGATTGTCCTATTAGTCTGAGTGTAGTCTATAAGCTGATGGCCATAACTGCCTACGATACGGTCACCACCAACTGCACCCAGCATCATGTACTGTAGTGCATCACCAGCGTGAGAGTACTTGTTCTTGTCCGGTATGTCATGGAAGCGGTCCTCACCAGTGACCTGTAAACGCTTATACTTATATCCACCACCACATGCTTTGCGAGTGGTAGGGGCACCAGAACAGACTTGGAATGCGGGAGACCCATCGAATGCTAGTCGTAGCATATAGTCGGCAGGGACTTCCCTTCTAATCTCGAAATCATTGGTGTATGTAGGATAGGCGTCAATACCTTGGTTGGATAAAATCTGGAATGGTGTAGATTCATCTGATTGGCTTCGGCCTGTTCCCGCAGGATCACCATAAATCTCTATTGTTTGGAATAGGCGATAGTCATGATTCAGTTTTTCTTTAAGTATACGACCAAAAGAGACAGCACCCATATCCCACGTACACAGTTCGTCGAAGATGACAAATTTACCAGAAGTGAGTTTCTGTCCTATTACAGCAGCAGGTGTTAAACCAAAGTCAATACCAATGTACAGTGGTAGACGAGGATCAGGAGTATATGGTATTGGAGAATAATGAGTGTCGTCTTTATATTCTGGCCATACCGGCCTACCATCGGCAATAAAGCCATACCGGCCGTGGACATAGACATCAATCCAGTTTTTAGTCTTACCATGAGACATGTTCTGATAGTAGTTTTTAGGTAGATTCTCTATGTTTTCAGCATTAGGAGAGAGACCTGATGGCTGATGAAATATAATATGGTTTGAGGGGCATGTTTCCTCGAATAAAGTGTAGTACCAATGGTCTGAGTCTGGAGCATTAGTATCTGTAATGAGACCAAAAAATGTTGGTGAGGTACCAAGAATTTTGGGAGGGTAGCGTCCTACACGACCTTGTACAGCGTCGAATACAGTTTTGGAGATTTCTCTTACCTCATTTATCCAGGCAGCTGTGATGTCTAAAGAAAGTAGTTTCTTAATATCATCAGGCTTATCTAAGGCTCGAAATAGGAATTCTGCCTGCATCTGAGTATTGTCTGGTAGTTGCTGATCTAGCATAAACGTCATATTTAAGGCAGAATACGTACCAGATTCCTTCGGTATCCATGTGAAAAATGTAGCCATAGTTGTGTCTAATAGTTCACGATAAGTATTCCTGATTATGGCGAATTTTGTTCTTCTTATGTTATAATTGTCTGGTTCTTGATGTGTTGCTATCAATAGTAGTTCCATAACACAAGTAACACTCTTACCACTCCCGAATGGACCAACGATTGTACGTACAAAACCTAGATTAGTATCTCTAGCTAAATGAAATTTACGACCTGTAGGAGTTGGCTTATATAACATAGTTCACCTAATTAATAATCTATTAATTATATTCTTAATATTTGTGTTTGTCAAGAAATATTTTTTATTTTTTTATCTAGATAAGTATAATATGTAATACTTATGTATTATAGTAATTTTTTAAAGCTTAAAAACAGTACGAAGATGTAATACTTATGTATTATAGTAATTTTTTAAAGCTTAAAAAATTACTATAATACATAAGTATTATAGTAATTTTTTTTTTTTTAAAGCTTAAAAACAGTACGAAGATGTAATATAGTAATTTTTTTTTTTTTAAAGCTTAAAAACAGTACGAATACTGGTGGCCATCTACATCCATAGTCATTCTCCCCCAGCCGGTCAAAAAAGAGGATTATGGCAGCATATAGTATAACTGCACCATATAACATTTAGATATGTTATAAGATATATATAATATATTAATGTTATAAGATATAGATATGTTATAAGATATATATAATATATTAATGTTATAAGATATAGATATGTTATAAGATATATATAATATATTAATGTTATAAGATATAGATATGTTATAAGATATATAATATATTAATGTTATAAGATATATAACATATAAATATGGCATGAAAATAAATAAAATAAAAGTAGATATTTATTTTAATATGATCTATAATATAAATATCATCAATGGGATGATATAATATAAATGAGAGATAATAAAATGAGAATTAAAATAAAGATGAATGAATCAATAATGAGATATATTGATTCTAATAATTTTGAACGATTGATTAATAGATATATTGATTATCACGATTTTGAAGATGATATTCAATCCGAAGAATTATCTATGGATGAATATAAAGAAAGATTAAAAGGTTTAGATGATCTAATATTAGATGAATTTGATATCCAGATATTATTCGATAATTATAATCTAAACTTTTCATTAATAGATGATAATGAAGAAAGATCATCTATAGATTCTTTATTCAATAAATAATATTGATATTATCATCATCATGACCTATAATATAATCATGATGATGATAGATAATATATCCATATTTATTTCATGAGAATGAAAAATAAATATTGATATATTATATATTTGATCTATAATATAACCAAGATAAGAAATTATCTTAAGCTCTTTAAAATATAGAATGAATACCCCATCATAATTCTATGATAGGCAACCGAATCAAAGGTATATTAAAATGACTATGAAAGCTAAAAAATCAATCGCCACCGAGACTCCATTTATCCCAAATATGATGGTATTAAAACCATCAGATGTTGGAGTCATCTTGCCACTTATACCACCTACTGTTAAAGGTGTTTATTCGCCAGAAGTTGTGAGTTCAGTTCCAAAGATTCGTAAATCACCTCGCCAGAATACCATCAAACTTCTAGTCGATGGTGTTAGAGGTTATGTCACCATTCCAGCCCTCCAAATCGGTGAAGGTATCCCAATAATCAACCGAGGTCATTGTCCTAATTGGACCAAGATCAGGAACGGTATCAAAAAAGGTCCTATGACTTGGACTGTTTCTAAAGATAAGACTATCATCATACAGGTGGTATAATTATGAAAGAGCTATTATTGAAAATGATAGCTCTCTCTATTACTATCATTAGTGTTAGTGTAGTTATGAGAGTTATGCACCATCCAGGCATTATTGTTGTATGGTGGGATAATATTATTGTATTGAATGATACCATAGTATCACAGCGACAATGGTGGTGGTTAATTCCAATATTATTGCTACCAGTATTTTATAAGTAATACCACACCACAGCCTCAAGCAGTAATGCCTGAGGCTTTTTATTGTCTATAATCTGCAGTATCGCTTACCACATTTCCAAAGTCAACATCACGTCGTTCCGACGTGAAGTCAACATCACGTCGTTCCGACGTGAAGTCAACATCACGTCGTTCCGACGTGAAGTCAACATCACCAAGGTCGATCACAAGAGTCGTAGTCTTCAGCTTATCACTAGATATCTCTAATGCCTTCAGATCTGGCATACACTTCTTCAGAATAGTAGTAAGGATAGTAGCCTGAAATTGTAATCTCGGCAGGTCTACCAGATCGCATGTCTTGGCCTGTTCTCCCAATGACATCAGGCCTACCACAGCCGCCTCAGGGTCCAATTTTTCTCTTAATTCTTCGGCACGTAGGCCTGCTTTTACCTTCTTTTCAGAGAGGATTTGCATCTCATATTGTCTTAATGCTTGCGATATTTTCATCATTTACCTTCATAATATGTAGAGAGGAACCAAATTGGTTCCACGATATGTAGAAAAACTCGTTTAAAATCAATGATTTATAATCGTGGACCCAATGGAACCAACTCTCCAAGTCTAATTAAATAAATATCATATTTTTTAATTATATTCTATTTGAATAATATTGGTTCCACTGGTTCCATTATAGATAATTATCAATAAAATCAATAACTTACGAACCTTCCAACTGGCTCCATTCCTGGTTCCACTGGTGGTCCCACTCGATCCCACCCTATATCTACTACTCTACTACAAGAGTAGTAAAATAATCAAAATAATTATATCATCTTTTCAATTTATATGATATAATTATCTCGTTATTTGAGATCACCGCCTCTGATATTCGTCGCCCCTATCCCGTTATTTGGTTTGGCTCTAGGGGCGCACTAGTATCAGGACAATCCCGTTCTGTATATCAGCGGTGATATTAATTAGCACAGTGGTAACCATATGCCAAACCAATCTATACCAGTACCAATATCAGTACAAGAATTTCTCCAAGCAATATTTCCAGACCCACAGCAACAACCCTTTCTAGCAAATTCAAAGTATAAATCTCTCAGCGACGCAATCTCAGACCTATCACCACATAAACCAGCATATTATACTATCGCTTCTGTGATCGGTGGTGGCCGTAAGAATGAGAACTTCCTATCTCTGAACATATTGGTATTAGATGACATAAATACGAAAGCTCAAAAACCTCCTCTTGATCCATCATACATAATAGAAACAAGCCCACAAAACTACCAATGGGGTTATATACTCCAACACCCAATAACCAACATAAACGAAGCCAAAACTCTAACCCGCCTATTATCCAAGAGCCCATACTCAGATCCCGGATTGACGGGTGTGGTGAGACTGGTACGTCTGCCATTCGGCATTAATGAGAAGCCAGACTATGATCCAACACCGCATCCTCATCTTATAGAGTGGCATCCCAATAAAAAGTATTCATACGAACAACTCACAACTCTACTAAAGCCAAAATCTAACAAAACCAAACAAGACTCATACACTCCACCCAACGACTTATACGATGGTAACCGTAACACTGGTTTAGCAGCATTATTTGGGCACTACCTTGCAACAGCTAACTCTAAGGCAGAAGCTATTGTGAATCTAATGGTATTTAATCAAAAGCATACACATCCACCATTAGATACAGACGATGTGCAGAGGATAATTGATTCTATATCTGGCAGAGAAGAATCGAAATACTCAAAATACATTAACAATATATACCATGTAGTAAAGACAAACGAATGGTACGACTTTATCATAGATACAGCATGTTCAAAAGATTCTCTGAACACTTCTTACCTTAAGCAATTCCCTGGTACTAAAGACTCACCACCTAAGATAACTAACTGGTTGCCACATCAAGATGGCTTTAACGAATGTGCTGATTATGGCTGGTCACCTGTACCACATAATCAAGAGCAACGCACCTTAACAGATGGTAACCGCCTATTATTAAACACATGGCGGCGGTTTAACATCGAGCCAGAGCCTGGCCCTGTACAACCGTGGCTAGATCTGCTGCATCATGTGGTGCCAGAAGAAGACTACGCTGAGGCACTGTTATGGTGGATCGCTTTTACTGTACAGCAACCACAACTCAAGTGTAATTGGCAGCCAGTCATCTTAGGCATTGAGGACGCTGGTAAAGACTCCCTATTCCAGCCACTGGCTGAGATATTGGGTACAGCATTCAAGTCTATGGGTAATAATGATATTAAGGGGCAGTGGGACGATGGGCTATACCAGACAAAACTGGTGCACATCTCTGAAGCTGCTGGCCTTCATGGAGATGCGATTGAGTTCTACAAACGCATAACAGCTACAGAGTCCAGCGACATGATGATGCTGAACATTAAGGGTGGTAAGAAGGTCTTTCAACGAAATGTATGCAATGTTGTGGTGATAACTAATAATCTTAATGCTATGTCACTATCCCCTAATGATCGTAGAGCATTTGTGGTAAGAGCGCCGGAACCTATGACCACAGAACAGAAGTCAACCTACCACGAGGGTTGGAGAAAATGTGGTGGGCCGCAATTTCTATTCGACTATCTATTGAAATACGACCTATCTAAGTTCTCACCTAATACCAGACCATTCAAGACAACCTACTTCGATGAAATGTTGGCTATAACACGGTCAAACGAAGAAATTATGCTGGAAGAGCTGCTAGAAGATTATGATATAGCACTACCTAAACTATTATCAATGGTATTGCCAACTGATAGCAGATACTCTATTAATAATATAGCAAACTGGCTAGAAACTAATGGCTGGGTACGCTGGGACAGTGGCAATCCTGGCAGGCGAATTAAAGCTGTACCAGAAGGTGGTGGTGTTAGACAAACTGAAGATAGAGGTTGGTATGTTAAGAAATCTAAAGTTAATTTGTATCAGTCACCATCTGATATGTATAAAGAAACAACACGAGTAAGAACATTATTAACTAATTTAGGCGATAACAGAAAATATTAAGGTGAATTAAATGGATAAGTATAATAAATTACATAAAATGAATGAAGAACATAAGACTACATTAACAAATAATTTAAATATGCTAATATATGCCCATGCGATATCGCCTAACGATGTTATATTAAATACACTTAATATATTAAGTGATATTGAAAAAAATAATGAGACAAATTTTATACATAATTTTTATAATATTTATAAAGAATCTTTAAATAATTAAAAATAAAAGTGTATTATTCAGTATATTTATGATAATATATATCATATCATCAAATGATGATATTCCTAAACCCTCAATCACAAAGGTGATATTATGCCAGACCAAAATCAAGACCAAGCAACACAACCTGAGCAAACTAACGAAGAACGCCTCTTACAAGAGGCTATTCATAGCACCGCACAACTACAAGAACTTAACGACTCAGATGATGCATCAGAAACATTAAAAATTCTGATCACTGTCTACCTGTCTCTGCAAGATGCATTGGGTGATGACAGCCCTGCTACTGTAGCAGCATTGGAGAATCTGGAAACTTACAAGTCTCCTAAACAAAAAACCACTAAAGCAAAACAACCACCTAAAGAGAAGGTGTTTAACGAGATACGTGAACTTCGCAAGGCCTTATCTGCTGAAGTCGTCACCAACGAACATGGCGAGGTCATCTCTGATATGCACTCAGCCATCTACACTTTAGGCGAAGATGCAAGAATCTCTGAAGAACTGAAGTCTGCAATCGTAACATTCCAAACTATTACAGAAAATCAGAATCTGCCACAACCTGTCAAAGATTATGCCTTCAACTCGTTGGCAGCATTCGGTGGTAGACGACCTGCCACTGGTGGTGATCGTAAACCGATGGAATTTCAACCAGCCTACGAGATCGAATTCCAAGGCAACTTCTATGATTCTCTGTCTGCGGCCCTGAGAGCTGCTGGTATCACCAAAGATACATTAGATGATAACCAAAGACCAATCATGTGGAATCGTGCATGGACCAAGGCAATGGGTCAAATCAGAAAAGATGGCAAGGCAACTATCACTAATCCTGAAGCAACCGAAACTCCTGATGAGGAACTGGTATTCGTACGTCACTTCATCGAAGAAACTGACCAAGAAGTCGAAGAAACTGAATCAGCAGAATAAAAACCGAGCCTAGGCGGTAACCTAGGCAAATCAACCTCAATTAAATCTAGGAAATCACTATGACAACTGAAGTAGCAACACAACAATTAGGTGGCCAACAAATCGTCCTAACAGACGAGGTTAAACAATTATTAGCAAAGGCTGCCGAAGATCAAGGTGCGGCAGAGATATCCTCAATACCGTACATGTCTATTAAAGGCAAGAAGTTCTCGATAGGTGATGAAAAATTAGGCACAACTTTAGATGTGGTGATCTTAGCAGATATGTACGATCATTCATATTATGACCGTGACTATGATCCAGACACTATCACACCACCAGCATGTTTTGCCATCAACTCAGTCTTAAGTGAAATGACACCACATGAGACCTCGCCAGATAAGCAATCAGCATCATGCAACACCTGCCCAAAGAATGAGTTCGGTTCTGCCAAGAATGGCAAAGGTAAAGCATGCCGTAATGGTCGTCGTCTGTTGGTGGCTGCTGTAACTAAACTGGATCATGACCAATACCAACCAAACCTTGGTGATCTAGCCATCATCAATATACCACCGACCTCATTAAAAGCCTATGCGAGATACACTAAGAATATCACTGTGGTGCACAAGCTGCCGACATGGGCTGTGGTTACCAAACTAACATTCGATGATGACTCAGCCTGGCCGAGTATTGTACCACTGTACATAACAACAGCCGATCCAGACACTATCAGCAAAATTTCTAAATCTCTAACTGAATATACTGCTGCGGTATCTGGCCCGTATGACACATCTAACTATGTGCCATTAGACCAGGCGGATGCATCTACTGTTAAACGAAGTAAAATGAGTTAAATAATAGTATCTTTGATAGTCAATTCATGATATAATAAGCCATTATCTGAATAAATTAGATGATGGCTTTTTTAATTTAACTAAGGACATAAATGAATCTATATACAATTGATTTTGAGACACATGCAATAATAAATGGCTCACCTTATTCACCAATACCAGTTGGTGTCTCAATAAAACTAAATAATAACCCATCTTATTATTATGCCTGGGGCCATCCAACTAATAATAACTGCTCAAAAGATAAGGCGGCACAATTATTAGGTCATATATGGGACTTAGAAGATAAAATAATATGCCATAACTCTAAATTCGACCTGAGAGTTGCTTTAGAACATTTTGGTCTATCAGTTCCAGACCCATCCCGCATCATTGACACTATGATAATGATGTATTTAATAGATCCTCGTGAATCCTCCTTATCTCTCAAGCCACTTACAGAAAAATATTGTGGTATGCCGCCAGAACAGCAAGATAATTTAAATAAGTGGCTAATGACCAGAAGATTTAAGCCTGGCCAAGATATATGTAAAGCACCAGGTGATCTTGTTGGTATATATGCTGAATCAGATACAGACAGAACTTATATTCTATATCAGACTTTAGCACCTAGAATATTTAGTGCACCAATCATAGAAGGTCAACAAAATATATATGATGCATTTCAAAGAGAGATGCGTATATTACCAATCGTTATAGACATGGAGCAAAGAGGTATTAATATAGCACCAAACATTGGAGAAATATACAACAGAGAAAATAAAGCATTTAATCTAATGGATATGCAGATAATGGCATATTCAAATGGTGCTAAACCTGGATCTATGGGTATGTTTTATGCATTACAGAAACGAGGCCTTATATATATGTCTAAGGTTCAATACACAGAAAAAACTGGTAAGCCTCGTATTGGTAAAGACTTCATAGAAGACATTATAAGTGACCCTAATCTATCATCTCTTTTAAAGAATAGAAGCAAAAAACAGAAATTAGTAGGTACATATATAAAGCCATTCTACGAATCAGCAAAACTATATAAAAATAAATTCTATCCATATTATAATCAAACACGATCTGAAGGTGATTTTGGCACGAGAACTGGCCGTTTTTCTTCAAATATACAGCAATTACCAAAACATAACTTAGAAGAAGATGACTTCCATGCTAGATCAGTTATTGTGCCATCCGAAGGCAAGATATTCGTTCGTCGTGACTTCTCTGGTCAAGAATTACGTGTCGCCGCGCATTATGCTGAAGGTGCCATATTAAAGAAGTATCAAGATGACCCTAAAACAGATATACATGCATTCGTTAGTGCAATAATAAAAGAAAAGACAGGCCTAGAGGTCAGTCGGTTCTTTGTTAAGATCATTAACTTCTTAAAATTGTACGGTGGTGGGCCTGATGCCATGTCTAGAAAATATAATGTGTCTATAGAAACAGCCAGAGCATTCTTTAGAGCTTATGATGAGGCTTTACCAGAGTTTAAACAATTAATGAAGGACATAGAGAAGTTATCTAAATCTGGTAAGAAGATCAGAACATGGGGTGGCAGATCATATGATGTAGAAGAGGCTAAAGATGGACGGCAATTCTATTATAAATTAGGTAATGTATTAATACAAGGTTCCAGTGCAGACATCACCAAAGAATCGATGATACGGTATTGGTACCACCCAGACCGCAAAGGCGAGCTATTAATGACTGTGCATGATGAATTGGTATTAGAGTGTAATCCAGATGATGTTGATACAGAGATGAAGATACTAAAATGGGCTATGGATGAAATACCTGGCCTTGATTGCCCTCTGGTATCTGATGGCTCTACTGGTTATAACTTTTCAGATTTGAAGGAATATATTGATGACTAGAAAATTGGCAAAATTAAGGGTATGCGCTAGTTGTAAATGGATATTTAGTAACAAGCATATTGATGGCTGCCCTAAATGTAGTTTTGCGCATTATGGAGCACATTATGTTTATGGCAATAAAGCATATTACTATCAATACTCACAAAAACCATGGAAAGACAAAAAACTAATAGAGTACGGCTATACTTTACAAAAAATAATTGATGAAAATAATAGGTTAAACAAGCCTCGTATAAATAAATTTAGGTTAGTAGTGTGAGTTATAAAAGAAAAGTATCATGGTCTAACTCAACACTAAATTCTTATGAGCAATGCCCTCATAAGTACATGTATCAAAAGATAGCTAAGATACCAGAAGAAACATCTTATGCCATGTTAAAAGGCACAGCAGCGCATGAAGCAGCAGAAAACTACCTACTAGGCAAGATACAAGAATTGCCAGCTGTATTAGATAAATTTACAAATGAATTTAAAAAACTTAGAGAACTTAATGCATTACCAGAAGAAGAACTTACATTTAATAATAAATGGGAGTTAATACCAAATGGTTGGATGCATCCTGAAGCCTGGTTACGTATGAAGTTAGATGCTAGAATTGATAACTACATAGTAGACTTCAAGACTGGTAGGCATTATGATGACCACAAACATCAAGCTAGACTTTATGCTAATACCCACATGATGCGTACCAATGATACAGAGGTTATAGTTGAATTTTGGTATTTAAAGTCTGGTGAGGTATATACCTATGAATTTGACAATAGTACATTAGAAGAAGATAAGAAGCACTGGCAAGAACGTGTAGATGCTATGATTAATGATACTACATTCAAACCTAAACAAAATGACTATTGCCGATATTGTTATGTAAAGCACCTATGTCCTATAGGCAAAGAACTATAAACAAAGATAAAATAATTGATTTAAGAAGATAAAATCTCAATCTGATATGATTATATCAGATTGAAAAGAAAATTGAATCTAGGCCATCTGAGATTCGAATTTTCGATATATTCTAATTAATTATAGAATCAATAATTGATAATTCTTAAAACTATATTAGAAGGTTCTAATATATGATAGAAAGAGACATAGAACAATATTTAATAAAACAAATTAACCAATGTGGTGGTCATATTTTTAAGTGGTCATCACCTGGTAATCGTGGTGTACCAGATCGTATTGTCTTTATAAATAGGCAGGTATGGTTTATAGAATTAAAACGACCAAGAGAGAAGCGTGATATACAGCAAATAGTAGTTGGCAAAATAATAAAAAGATTCACGCCTAACTATTTAGTAATATCCACAAAAGAAAATATAGATTTATTTATTGTATCTATTATGGTGAATAGATGATATAATATATTTTTAAATCAATCAAAAAGGTGAATGAGATATGAGTCCAAATGTCACACTAAATATGAATAGCAATATTAATGTTAATGAACCTAAAAAAAGTAAAGTTCCTAAAGGCTCTATAATTAAATGCATGGATGCATTAAAAGATATAGAGGGTATACAAAATCCACAAGAAGCTGTTGTTATAATGTACGACTTTAATTGTGGTACAGCAGCTACACACATTTTAACAACAGCGCGCAAAGTATACAAATGTATGTATGACGATGTAACTGAACCTAGACATGCACCTAAAGGAATAGACCCATATAATCTAATTAGATTCATGATAAGAAGTGGTGAAACAAATAATATTGATAGATGCGCATCAGAACCTGTAATATTAAGTGAAGTTCAAATGCAAATGGTAGAATGCCAAAGACTAATTGTAGAGAACGACAAAAAACATGAAATAGAAATTAAGGAAATCATAAAAAGACTTACAGAACTTGAAAATTTTAAAAATAAAATTTTTAAATAACAAAAGGTGAATAAAATGAAATTAAGCAACACATCAGTAGTGATTGAAGACGTTAAACTAGATATACAGTTCTACTATTACTCAGGTCGTCCTGCTAAACTGTCAGGCCCCTGGGAAGATTCTTACCCTGAGGAGTATCCAGAAGTTGACATAGACATAGTAACCGTCAGTGGAACAGATATTGAAATAGGCTGTTTACTGTCAGACGACACGTTCAGAAAAATCGAAACCTACATACTAGAAAACCACGAAAATGATTCTTACCACAGAGAAAGGTTTTAGCATGAACCTAAACGAATATCACAAATTAACCTTTTACCAACAAGTTAAACTACTGATATTCGGTAGAAAATGGCGCATGACAACTAAGCAATGCCCTAAATGTGGATGCAAAGCTCTTGGTGAGATGCGCTCACTTCAACTCAAATATTGCACAGATTGTGGTTATTGGGTTGACTGGAAACTTAATACTAATCAAAAGAGACTTTTATGAAATTATCAGATGTTGAAACACCAACAGAAGCAGCAAATCTTATATCTATATTGTTTGAAATGCCAGATGAAATAAGAGAGCGCATAATAATGAATACTGATACAGTTGAAGAAAGAAATAATTTATTAATAGTTAATTGCTATGCGAATTATGTATCACAAAAATATAGATTAACTTCATATTCTGAACTTGAATCCATATTTGAATCAAAAAATAAGTTTAAATACTTAAAAGAATTTTTTAGAGAAGTCGATAGAATGTCGGAAAAATATCATGGCTAAATTCTATCCACATCACTACCAAGATGATGGTATTAAATGGATATTAGGCCGGCATTATGCCGGTCTTTTCTTGCCACCAGGTCTTGGTAAAACAGTAATTACATTATCTACATTTGCAATACTTAAAGAATACAATGATGTAGATACATTATTCGTTATAGCACCAAAACAAGTAGCTACATTAGTATGGCCAGATGAAGTTAAAAAGTGGGATCATACTAAACACCTAACCATTGGTGTTTTGCATGGTAAAGATAAAGATATTACTATCAAAAAACATTATGATATTTATGTTATAAATCCTGAAGGATTAAACTGGCTATTAACTAAACATATACATTTTTTTGACAAAAAGACAGTTATGTGTGTATTTGATGAATCTACCTTATTCAAGAATCACACATCATTGCGATTTAAAGCTATTAAAGCAGTGTTACCAAAATTCAAACGTAGATTAATATTAACTGGTACACCAGCACCAAATGGTATGATACAACTTTGGCCACAGATTTACCTATTAGATATGGGTAAAAGGTTATCAAAATATATTACACATTTTAGAACAAAATATTTTTACCAACCAAACTCTTATAATCCATATGACTTTAAATTATTCCCTGATGCTGAAACAGAGATTTATGCAGCAATAAATGATATTGTAATGCATAAAAGTAAAGATGAACTCAATTTACCACCAATACTATATAATAACATCTATATAGAATTACCATTAAGTGTTAAAGCTAGATACAAAGCAGTAAAAGATGACTTAGAATCTGAACTAGATGAAAAGTCACCTATATTTTCTGTTAATGCAGCGGCTAAAGCATCTAAATTGAAACAGATAGCTAATGGTAATGTGTACTTAGAAGATAGGCAAGTATTGCATCTGCATGACGAAAAGGTCGAGGCCATTAAAACTCTGGTTGAAGACCTTAATGGCAGGCCATTATTGGTAGTTTATGAGTTTTTACATGATCTAGCAGAGTTACAAAAAGCCTTTCCACAAGCACCAAAACTGATAGATAAAAATACAAATTTACAACAAGTCTCTGATAAATGGAATCGCGGTGAAATACCAGTGATGTTTATACAACCAAAATCTGCTAGCCATGGATTAAACCTACAATATGGTGGTTGTGAAGATGTGGTATGGTTCAGTTTAACGTTTGATTTAGAACTCTATATACAAACCAATGATAGAGTCTATAGACAAGGTATTAAAAAATCTGTAACTATACATCATATCATAGCTAAAGATACTGTAGATGAGCATGTACTAAAAATACTAGAAGGTAAAGAGTCATTCCAGACTTTTTTACTAGATTATTTTAAAAAATAATAGTATCTTTGATAGTAAAATTTTGATATAATAATCATTTAATTAAAAGGTAATAAGGTGATAGATAAACTTACAATAGATTCATTAGTATTAACGCTAGGGCATGGTTCTAGTGCAATAGCAATACAAGATAATAAGGTAGTAAATGGCTACCAAAATGAGAGAATAACAAAAATCAAGTCAGATTCTCAATTTCCTATACAAGCAATACAAGAAATTGAGAAGTTCCATGTAATACCAGATGATGTTACTATATACATATCACATTGGGAACCAACTGGTGATGTGTTTAAAATGAACAAAAAACATTTTCATCCAGATTTTGTTAAAGGTAAGAAACTCATATCATCAAATTATATATACACACATCATGATGCCCATGCGTATTCAGCTATGGCTTATGCAAAAGATAAAATACAACCAAACACACATATAATAGTTGCAGATGGTTTTGGCAATCTTGGCGAAGTCACAAGTATATATGAAGTTGATGAAGATTGTGCTATTCCTATACATACATATAAAAATTATCTTGCTTCATTAGGTCTATGGTACCAATATGCTACAGACTTCTGTGGTTTTAAAATGAACCAAGACGAATGGAAACTAAATGCTTTAGCAGCATCTACTACACATCAAGACTTAAATAATGCTAATTATATTATAGATGTTTTATACGGTATTATTATGTATAATATGTATAAACGTAATGCAGATGACTATAGTTTAACAGAATTGGTTAAAATGCATAAATATGTGCATGAATTTTTATCCATGTATTTTACAAAAAATGATGCACCAATAATAGCAACTGTATTACAAGAAGTTGTACAACAGATATTTAGGCATATAATACAAAAATACAATATAAAGAATCTATTATTAGCTGGCGGTTGCTTTATGAATGTACAATTAAACGGTTACCTGGCGCATTATGTGGATTCCATATGCATAATGCCATTATCTGGTGATTGTGGTGCTGGCCTTGGACTATACAAAATATATAATAATGACTTTGTAATACAAGATGATCTTTGTTTTGGCATACGACCAAAAATTGATAAAACTAAATATGCTTCTGCTGGTAATTTAATATTTACAGAACATCTTGCTAAAGATTTGTATGAACACCTATGCTTTGATAGAATCGTGAATGTAGTAATAGATAGAATGGAATTTGGTGAGAGAGCTTATTGTAATACAAGCACAATTGCCTTACCAACAGAACGTAATGCAAAATATATTGGGCATCTAAATGAGCGGCATGAAGTAATGCCACTATGCCCAGTTATGAACCGTTTTACTTATAATAAAGTATTCGATCAACCATGCAATATAATTAGGTCTGTCGAACATATGATAATAGCTTTAGAATATAATTATGTTAATGATAGAATGATAGGTGCTGCCTATAATCTTCGTGGTGTTTTTTCTGGTAGGCCACAAGTTATTGACGAAGGTCATTATATGCATGGTATACTTAAAAAGTTTCCAATACTTATAAATACTTCTTTTAATGTGCATGGCCAACCAATTGTATATGATATACAAGATGTAATAATGAATCATTCATTTCAACAAATACGGGATTATGAAAAACGTACAATAACATTAGTAGAGGTATAAATGAAAGCAATAATAGTATGCGGAATGAATGGTAGTGGTAAAACTACATTAGCTAAAGAATTAACTAAACATTTTGATAAAACCTATTACCACTCAGGACTAGGCCCAAATAATGCATTAGAATTATTATCATGCTTAAATACACAAATTGCTATGATAGATAGTGGTGTAATATTAGATCGTACCACACTGTTTTCAGAACAAGTATATGGTAATGGACGTATTATTGAAAATAGATTCTTAGATAACCTTGCTAAAGAATTATCAGATAGGTATATTTTAATATATTGCAACCATGTTGGTAATATAGTTTTAAAAGATAAGTATTCTGAAATTCATAAAGTACAATTAATAAAAGATAATATACTATTAAGGGATAGATACGATGAAGTAATGGCATTTCATGATGTTATATATTATGATTATGAAACAGATTATTTATATTACATTATAGATTTAATAAAGGAAAGACTATGAAACAATATGATGTGCTAGATATAATAACAGAAGTGTTTACCACCGGCAAAGAAACCAGCCCTCGTGGTAAACTGATAAGAGAGATAGAGTACTTCCAAGGTATTATTACTGATCCATGGTCTAATTATGAAGGTAGAAACTTTAATCTTGACTATGTTAAAAGAGAATTTCAGTGGTACTTAAATGCTAACCCATATGATACAAGAATATGTAAGTATGCAAAAACATGGAATAAAATAGTACAAGATGATGGTAAAATATTTTCTAACTATGGACAATATTGGTTCCCAAATGGCATAGATTGGGTTGTTAATACATTAATTAATGACCCATATAGTAGACAGGCGATAATACCAATGTTATGTAAAGAACATTTATTTACAGGCAATAAAGATGTTGTATGTTCTGTTGGTCCACAATTTAGAATAGTTGATGGTAAATTAAATATACATGTTAAGTTTCGTAGTTCCGATGCAATATTCGGTCTAGGCGCAGACTTGCCAACATACTGGTGGTTATGGGAAATGATAGCTAGAATACTTGGGCTTAAAACAGGCATATTTGTATTTTCTGCCGATTCATTACATATATATGATTACCAATTCGGTATGGCAGAACATATTATATTTGCTGATATAAAAGAATATGTATATTATCCACCTATAACAAGTGTAAATGATCTATTAACTTGTAAATTTGAATCAGATTTTGGTAAATGGCTATTAGAAGCACCATTATGAATAAAATATTAAGTAATCAAAAACTTTTACTAAGAAAAATTGCAGATAACTATGGTAGCCACCACAATCCATCAAGTTCAGTAGATTTATCATGTGGCGAAGTAGTTGAATATATAAGAAACCAACAATCTTACCTTAATGAAGAAATAACAGAAATAATACTTGCAATTAGTAATGATAATAGATCCATATTAAAGCCATGGTCTACAAAATATACTGATTTAGCGGATAAAAGGTATGTATCAAACTGCAATATAAGAGAAGAAGCTATAGATATGTTATGCTTTTGCCTTAATATATGCCTAGCAGCAGGCATAACACCAGATAATATAGATAGTGAATATACTATAAAATTTGGGAAGAATATAAGTAGACAAAATAATGGGTATTAAAATAAGTATCTTTATTAATCATTATATGATATAATATATTTTAAATAATAAATTACCTAAGCCGGCTAGGTGTCTCTCAGTTGTCGGCACACTTATTAAGGCGGAGTCATGACCGCCTTATTTTTAGAGTTTATTATGGATACTGAAAAATATATAACTAGACAAGAAATACGTGAAAGAACAAGACTGCCCATAGAAACGGTTAGGAAGCTCTGTATTAAGAATACACAGTTATCACCTATCCGTATAGGCAATCACATCTACTATGATAGGAATGCAGGTGAATATTTTATTGAGGAATTAAACACCACGGAGAAACGATCAAAATCACATAAACAGCCCAATGAAAAAGATGTATGGGGTGTTAGACAACCAAAACGAGTATTCGTGTATTCAGGCAAAACCCTGATGCATATACTATTCTGCCAACCTGCCTTGAGAAATGGGCGTTATAGTTACCAAGATTGCGAGGACTGCAAATGAACGACATGATACAGCTTATTAATGCATTAGATAGTATGAGTGAAAAAGCACTAATAGCCTTTATATGGTTTTTAATAATGGACTTTGCTCCTGTATGGGCAATAATCGGACTGCTCACCTGGGGAATAAGAACTGTTTGGAGACATTTAAAATCCAATGGGAGTATTGATTAAATGAATGCTTGCAATGGAGAATCGGTATTCTTAATTTTTGTTGGCATGATACTACTAACGTATGTTGTCGCAGTGCTTTATATTAATAAGGATTGAAATGGTAACATTATACAAAGTTACAGCTACAAACGCTATTCAAATATGGACAATATTTGAAGAAGCAAAAAGTATATTGATAGAGTGGGGCCAGCTTAATGGATCAATGCAGTCTAAGCGTGAAAATATATCAATTAATCAATCGGGGCGTAATTTAGACGAACAGCTTGCTTTGCAGGTAAATTCTAGGGTAAATAAGCAATTAGACAAGGGCTACTGCTACACAATCGAAGAAGCAAGGCAATCGGTAGGCTTGAACGCAAGCAAGCTCTTAAAGCCTATGCTAGCGCAACAATTAAAAGACTCAAAAGTTGATTTTAAGAAGTGCTTTGTGCAGTATAAGTATAATGGTCATCGGTGCCTAATTATGGGAACTGAAGAAGGGCCAATAGCTTATTCCCGCAATGGTAAACAGATCAATACTATTAAACATATAACTGATAGTATTGGTATACAACCAGGCGTTATTTTAGATGGAGAGCTTTATGTGCATGGTATGGCACTACAAGATGCAGGTAGTCTCATTAAAAAAATTCAACCTGGAAATGATAAGTTAGACTATATTATTTATGATACTATTATTAATAATCCTTATGAACAAAGATTAGAACGAATAATGGAATATGAATTTGTTAGTGAAAGTGTTAAGGTAGCACCAACATTATTTCCTGGTGTCAAAGATATAGAGGAAAATTTACGAGCTTCTATTGCTGCTGGTTATGAAGGCCTCATACTACGTACCAATGACACTGGTTATGAAGCTGGTAAACGTAGTAAAAGTCTTATTAAAATTAAAAAATGGCTAGATGCTGAGTTTTTAATAACTAATATTATAGCATCAAAAGATGGTTGGGCTGTTCTTGAATGTCAATTACCAACAGGAGGATATTTCAGAGTATCAGCACCAGGGAATATAGATGAAAAGATTGAAATACTTATTAACTCGTGCGATTATATTGGTAGAATTGTTAATGTAGAGTTCTTTGAATATACCAATGATGGAGTGCCATTTCATCCTGTCGCTAAGTATTTTAGAACATAATAATTATTTTTTATCTTTCTGATCTACCATTTGTTGTATTCCTAGGCCGCTTATAGCAAATGGTGCCGCTCCTTTAGCTATATGTTTTAGATATTCACGTCTACTCATATGTTTGGATTTATTTAAGAAGAGAAAATTTTAAATTGATAGAATTATATCTCTTTTTATTTTTCTCTTCTTAAATCATCATTCTCGATCGAATTTGAATCATTCTAAAAGAGATGATAAGATCTAAATCAATCATCATTCAAAGATAATCCAACACCTAAAGACTTACCGACAGGTTTACCAATTTTATCTAATAATTCTGCAAGTCTTTTCTGTGTTGGCCCACCACCAGTCAATATTTTCTGTACAGGTTTAGTAGAGCCGGCAGCTAATGCAGTAGCTATGCCACCATAAGGTACCCATATAGCAGGATGAGATAATACACCACCTTCAATACCAGTGCCAATAACACCAGGTAAAGTTAAAGCATTTTTAAACATTGATCTGGATGGAGCACTAGATACGCCAACAGTATCATGCAACACAGTCTTACCAGCTTGAGCCCATTGTTGCATTAATGCTTCACCTCTACCAAATGCGCCTTTATCTTTGCTTGGATCCATTCGTTTCTCGACCGATAATAGATGTGTTGGTGTAAAGTGCCCGGCATCAGCAGATAATGTACCGGATGCTTTTTCTAAATGCTTGTATATAGCATACTTATCATCTATACGACCTACCTTCTGTGCCACATATGGTGGTAAAAAATCTCTACGGTACTTAGCTAAAGCTTCTTCTATATTATCAAGTAATTGTCCTTGGCCTCTCTGGTTTTTATCTTGTGAACCAATTAATTTACGAGCATGGCCAGCAATATTGGATTCTATATCATGTAAATCTTGCGCAGAATAATGCGTAGCAGTTTGGCTACCAGGGCCAGGTATTTGTTTAATAGACCTAAATTGTGACTCTAAAAAATTACGTGTTTCATTTCTAGCTTCATTTGTCATGAATAAGTTGGGATTCTGCAATTCAATATGTATATCAGAAAACAATCGTGGTGTAACAGGAACTGATTGACCAGATAAAGAATCTTTATAAGCAGGTTTAAATCCTTTATGATAAAGATGGCTAATACCATCTGAACCAGTCATACCACCTGCAGTTATACCTAAATCTGGGTCCTCTGCCATTTTAATAGTAGATTGTTCCCAATTATCCATAGCTCTATTGCGAGCATGCCGCGTAGCAGCACCAGAGAATGGCAATGACTGAGAAGCACTTTCTAATCTTGATACGCCAGAACCAACAATACCACCTAGCCCAGTCTTCTGTTCTATAGCCTGGCCAACAGTTGGTTGTACGCCTTCCTTTATAAGTGTCTTAGCTTCTGCTGATAATGGCACACCGCCAAAAACTTTGGATAGGGCACCTGGTATAGCAGAACCTACTACACCACCAATACCAGATTCCATACCTTGATCCGCACGTTCTTGTAAAGTACCAGGTTTAGTTGCAAAACCTTGCATGTAACCAGACATACCAGAACCAATTAACCCAGCCATTTTAGGATACTTTAATGTAGGTAATAATGATGCTATAGCATCTGTACCCATACCGCCAAATTCTGCACCGGGAGTGTTTTTACGCCACTCTCTTTGAGCTGCTATCTTCTGCATGTATTCTGGTGACTGAAGTTTCTCAGTTAATCCAGCAAACATCTCCTCTCCACGTCCAGCCATACCATACAGTGCATTATGAGACCTATCTAACAAGTCTTGCATAGCAGTTCTTTGACCTTTAGTAACTGCTGGCATACCACCAGCCTGCGGCATTAAATCTTGCAAATCTTCTTCTGGTACAAGATTCTTATTGGGTACCAAATCTTGCATATCTTCTTCTGGAACTAAGTTACTACCACTCATGGTACATACTCCGGCTTACCATCAGCATTTATAAAGTATTTTCTACCATTCTTTTTATTAGTGCCAAATTGTGTTGGCGTAAATTTTGATTTAGTCTGTAATGGACCTGTTTGTTGATCTGGCATTTGTTGATCTGATTGAGCAACTTGAGCTGGTTGTTTGGTAGGTTGACTGGATTTTTTCCACTTATTACTTTCTTTCCTCATAATTCCAGCAGTAATCATATGCACCATTGCTGGATCATTTAAGTCTATTTTATCATTAAGGCCTAAGCCTGTTGTCTGTGAAATACTTTTAATGTATGCTTGAACATCATTACCATCACTTTCTGGTGCCCATTTATTGACAATACCAGCAATTGTGTTTATACCATCTCTGTTACCATATATTTTTAATTGGTTACCAATAGCTGCTATGCCTTCCTCTGGAGTTTTATAAGACTGAAACCCACCAGAAGATTTTGATGGTCGTAGATTACCATAATTATAGACATTTTTAGCACCTTGTTGGCCTGTACCACCTGACTGTTCTGGCTGATCTTTGTTCTTTAGAGCATCCTCTTTTTCTCTCTGTATCTGTTTAGATGTTTTTGGATTATAAAACTGACTATTAGACCATCCAGTATCATAACTATTAGTGCCAAGATTACGTATAACTTCTAGTCTATCGTTTACTTCTTGTAATTTAGTTCTAGCTTCATCTTCGGGCATTCCAGGTGTAATAGAACCAAGTACACCTTGTACTATTGGCCATTCTTGTACTGACATGGCACCAATAGAGCCGCCAGTTTTCATCATATCTAAACCAGCATTTTTCAAAGAATCTTTTAAATCGTCAAGTTCTTTTCTAACAACAACAGCATCTGGAAATTGACTAGTTAAATAACCACTATAATTACTACCAAAATTACGTTCAAACCCAGACTTATTTTTGGGGTCTAATATATTTTTAATTTTTTGTTGTGCTATATCTGCTTTAGTATTAATAAATTCTTTTTGTTGCCAATCTTTTTCATGTTTTTGACTAGCAACAATCCATTGTGGTGAATTAGTTCTAAGTCTTGTACTACCTTGATTATATGGATCAACTTCTTCACCGGGGCCAAGTTTTAATGGTGGATGTAATCTAGCATCTAAACTTTCTTGCGCAATCCTATTACGATCTTTAGATAAAGCCAACTGTTCTGGATTGGCACCAGGAGGTGAAGCTTTTTGATTTTGGGCAATTTGTGCTTTATAGTCTATTAAACTACCAGGTGTATGATTGTATGGTATATCAGATAAACTGCCATCAGCATTACGTTCAGTGCCATCTGATGCACCAATATTCTTAAAATGACGTTGGTAAGTAGGTGCTGTTACTGAATTTGTGGCATCTTTATAATTTGCTGTTGGAGTCGCAGCAGATGTTAAAGCATTATTAATATAATTTAATGAATCATGTTTATTTTTATTGCCAATTTCATTACTAGGATAACTAAGAGCATTTTTTAAAATAGGATAAAAAGCACTATCTTTACCAACAGTGCTCATTTGTGATTCAATACCTTTATTAAGGGCAGCACCAAATTCTTCATTATCTTGCTTATCAGTATATGATTTTAGTTTATATCCTAAATACTGACTTGTAAGATTACCAAGAAGTCCTTTTAGTACACCACCAAAGCCATTACCACCCTGATGTTGCTGCTGTTGTGGAGCAGGCATATTTATGCTAGTATAATCTGGCATTTGTGGTAGTGGATCATTTCCTGCATTAGAACCCTGTTGAAGGAATGAAAGCATGGTACTTAGCCCTGCATTAGGATCATTAGCCATTATATCCTCCCATCAGATGCGCAATGAATCCCTGAATATTCTCAGGAAGCTGACCTTGACCCTGTGGTTGCCCAAAGCCACGTGAAGGCGTTTGTGCTACAGGACTAAACTGATTACCTGATATTGGCGTAAAGTTCTGTGTGGGTTGCTGTGTCGCAGATGCGCCATTATTAGGCGCAGGAATGGGGTTACGAGCGAAGTTTGGCTGTGCATCAGGCGGTGCCGCTTCTGGCTGTGACATATCTATATTTTTAACATATTCTTGTATGCCTTGAAGCATACTATCACCAGTACTTTTACCAGGGCCACCACCACTGCCACCAGAACCACTTACTAATCTGCCAATACCAGCTGCTCCTGCTGCTCCTGCTGCACCTGCCGCCATAGTTCCAACGGACGCTGCGGTTGCTGCTGATGCACCAATGGCTGTTGCAGCTGATGCTGCTGCGGCTGCTATAGTCATGATAAATTCTCCAAATACTTAATATAATCATCAACGCTATCACAAGCTAAATAATCTTCAATAACATCAATATTTGTTTCAAATGTATGATGTGCTGTCACATAAACAACATCTTCGACTGCATACCCAGCTCTTTTTGTGCCTTTTGGACTTATAAATATATCGCCAGCCACTAACTTCTTATAATCCCCATTGCCTTCTGATATAGCCAATATTCCTTTTGTCATAATATTAATACAAGCGTGTTTATGTATTTTGCTAGTAAGAATAAAATCCTTTGGTATATAAATCGCTCTAACATAGACTCCGGGTATTTGATGATGCGACACCTCAAGTTCTACATTATCCATATTCTCTTTAATGTAGTTCTCAAGTTGAACCACATTATTATATCGAGCTATATCCGCTTTCATCAGCCTTTCGTACCACCAGAATTTTGCGTAGTTCCCCATCCTGATCCGCTCTGTGAACCTTGCCCCGTATTATAACTAGAACCAGAATTAAGCACCGTTGGTGCGCCTAAGGTGTTCTGGTAATTTTGCAGTCCCTGCCACGGCTGATTAGCGGCATTAAACTGCCCCATTCCCGCTTGCTGAACACCTGTGGTATTACCAATTCCTTGATTCACTGCACCTTGTTGTTGCCCGAGCATACCTGACATTAATTGTTGACGGTTAAAGGTATTAGTATCGGCAGCGGAAGCTATATCCATCTTACGTTGTAAATCACTGTTGAAACTGTCATAACCCAATTTTGCCTCATTAGCCATTAATCCCCTATTGATATCATTCTTGCCCAGTGCATCCATAACGCCCTGTCGGCTACTCCCAGACATCCCCACACCAGCAGCCTGTGCAGCATTACCCGCTTGATTCAAGTTCTGAGCACGTGCCGCATCCGCCTCAAGACTCCCTTTCATCGCATCAAGTGACGTATTGCCATTCCCTCCCATAATCATGCGGTTAACTTCTTGCATATTAGAAGGAGTATTCTGAGATTGTCGCAACGAGTCCATTAACTGATTACCAATGCCTAAGCCACCGTAAACGCCACCCTGTTGCATCCCAGAATTAGCATTAGCCGCGCCTTGAGCTTGCTGATTCTGAAAGTTTACAGCGCCAGGAACCATTCCTTGCTGTGTCCCTGATACCTGATTGTATAAATTCTGTGCGCTTCCATAGAGGCTATTTAACGCACCTTCATTAAATACACCCTGCCCAAAGGTACTGCCACCAGATCGGGAGTTCTGAGAGGTACTTTGTCCACCCTGTATTCCACTGGTACTGTTAGTTGAACTTCCCATTACTCTTCTCCTACCGGCATGGTGATGACGGAATACGTTGTTTTAAAATTATAATCCTTTAAAATGCGTTCCCAGCCATCCCTAACGGCAAATCCCCTTATCTCTTTGCAATCAAAATAAATAGCAATACCCCTTTGTATTTCTAGCCATTCTGGCCCCCAATCCCTAAGACCATCACCTGCAAATATTGGGATAAGTAACGAGCGCAAACCGCTATCATATACAGCTACTTCCGCTGTATTGACAGCCTTAATAACGTCACCTTCATAGACTGCAATTATAAAGCCACGGTTATTTAATACCTTTTGCTTGATAGACTCAGCGGAAAACTCACCATGCCCAATAGCAACCACGCGCTCTATATGGGGCAATAAGTCATCCCATATCTTAATCATGGTATAAGGATGCAATATTTCAAATCGGTATTGACTCATATTATAAATGTCCAACCTGTTGCTTTGTAAATCCACAGGCCAATAGGTGTGATAGTGGGTAGTATCTCATTCTTAAAATAATACAATCGTCCCAAGATAGGCTTTGCAGGCAATGAGGTTCTAAGCTCAGGAACTTGGTTAGATTGTAAGTCCTCAAGCCGACTTAATGTCCTTGTAAAATAGCTTTCTAAGTCAGGGGACAATCCTTTAGGTACAGTTTCCATTAACGCTTACCATTATTTGCATAGTAAATAGTGAACCCTGATAAGGTAAAAGGCACGTTCCCTATACTTGAAAACTTCCAGGAATGATAGACTCCCGTTGTTCTTATATCGACTTTCTTAGTTTGTGACGGATTAAAGATAACCGCCGGTTGCCACATAGTGGGTTCACCTTGGTTATACTTAGAGCCCATCTGTATGGACATTTCACCGTAGCAATGAATGATGGGATACATACTAACCACACTAGATACCGACAATAGATTGTCAAATACAAAGTCCTCATGCACCAATACCGTATCAAAGTCCTTTGAAAAGTCATTGACAGTCAAGGCACTCACTGTTTTAGCAACTGGATCTATACCAATAATTCCATCTAAAACAGGTAAACTATTAGTATAATTCCAACGAAAATCATTATTTGCCCAAGCTTGTGTCTGGCTATCCCAATCAGCATTAGCACTGACTTCATTACCCATTAATTCGATATAAGTCGTGTCAATAGTGTCGTAATTTCTATTAACATTAACATACGATACTTTTTGAAAAATAATAGGTGCATAAACCATACTGGCAAAGCGCGCGCCTATGTCTAATAAGGCAAGTGTGTCGTCTACCCAGTTATAAATAATGGCGATATTGGGTCGCTGGAACCCTGATTCAACAATACAGAACCACACTTCCTTTTTAGAAAACTCAGCTAATACATAAGAATTTTTTGAATACTCAGAGGCGAGTGCAGACTTAACCCGCATCCTTAATCTGTTGTGCAACAAGGATGATAGGTTGGTTCCATCATGGATGATAATATCGTCTTGTGTGATGACATAATGTTTGTTATCAGCACAAACCACACAATTCTTAGCAAGGATGCCACTAGTGTTAGAGAACTCAGTTATCTTCCAGATAAGCGGATCGCCTATATAAGTCAGGATGTTTGTCCCAGTTTCTGAATAAATAACAAAGGTATCGCGCTGAGTCATCCCCTCAATAATGCGTCCATAGTTACCCTGTAATACCGCTGTCCCAGCTATAGAAGATAAGTCTGTTTCATCCCACGTATAGGGTATGCCACCTGAGTCTGCTGGAGCTGACCACCTGAACCTATTGTTATATTCAGTACCGTCCTCAATCGTTCCTAATGCAAATAAGAAATTCTTATGAGAACGAATTAAATTCGCTTGTTTATTAGCAGCCTGCCAAGTCTTAGTGGTAGAAAATGGTAAGGGTTTCAATACTTGATTACTACCCACAGGCATCCAGTATTCAGGGTACCATATAGGATTGTTAAAGATAGGAACCTGGCTTTCATCGCAGTAGTCCCAGCCATCAGCTAATACGTCATAAACGGTAGAGGAGATATCAAAGAAACTTATTCCATTTGAAATTAATACTGAGGTATTACCAAAAACGACGTAATAAACAATGTCACTTCCAATTATACTAATCACTTTGGCAGGATTAACGGAGTTGACGAAAGTCACTAAATTTGATGTGCCACTGAATGAGGTTAGTGACTTATTAATGCAACGAAAGTTTATACCACTTGAAAAGGTATCAGGCGGCAAATTAACAGGCGTAATGTCTGAATTAATCCCCTTAGTTTCAGCGACTGATAGACTTTTAATTTCCATGATTACAGATAACGCATAATATAGGCTAACGCGTAATAAGGCGGCAAATTAGCATTTGTACCTAAAACACCTTCCACAAGAATACCTGTGGTCACAGTTACGGCTCCCGCTACACCATGCGTGTGTATTGAATTTTCAGCTAAGGTTGTACCAGAATGTACGTGCGGATTATTACTACCTGCACTCATCCCATCAGTCATGATGCTTGCTTTACCCACAGCAATCCCCCCACCAAGACTAGATGCGCCTTGTGAAGAAGTATTAGTAACGGTATAACCATGCGTGTGGTTTACATCGGCAGGACTCGTCGTAAAGTTGTGAGTGTGATTAGATAGCGCTCCACCTGTTGCTAAATTAATAGAGCCAGTAGAATTTGCAGTATGGGCATGTGCAACTACAACAGCATCAGCCTGGCCCCCTACTATACCCATTGGATGGGCAGTACTGGCACCTACAATAAACCTATTCCTTAGGTCAGGAGTTCCGTTAGTTCCATCACATATTCGCCATTTTTGAGGAGCTGTAGCCCCTGTCCACATCACAATCCCCCCTATCGGAACACTACCGCCTAACTGTGCCTGTATAGGGCCAGTTACACCAGAAAGGTAATTTATTTCATCTTCTGTTGCTGTAATGGCTGTAGAGAATCCTGTTCCTGTAACACCCGGAAATTGTAATTGCAGCACCTTTTTTATGAGGCGTAGCTGGTCATCACCTTGGTTAATAGGGTCTTGTGGTGTGGGGTTATTGGTTTGTAATTGCGCAATCGTTTTTGCTTGTTCTAAACTCATAATCGTCTCGCTAAAACGGATAGCCCAATAGCCAATGTCATAATGGCGTCTTTAGCTTGAGCTAAGGTGTTAACATTAGCCGTCACCCACGTCTGAATCTCAGCGGGAGACATATTCTTTAGTGCGGTTAATTTGGCATAGGTTTTAGCCGATGCGTGGTCATCTGCATCTTTTTTCTCTTGTGCTACTCTAGCCGCTTCCGTTGCATAATAAGCGTCATCTGCTGGCCTCGTTTCCTCAGGGCCATTGTATTCATCAGTGGCTGTGCCTATAACCTGATTATCTCGTATAAGTAATTTCATGGCTTATACCGTGATGTAGTAAATATATGATAGGCCTCCAGTAGCAGAACTATCTTTACGCAACCCATTAGCCGCACAGACAAAGTTTCCAGTAGCATCATTTGCAGGCGCTAACGAATTACTGGTGTAAGTTCCACTAGTGCAGCCCACTGCTGCGCTTCCAGATGCATATAATGTCCGTACTCCACTTCCAGCTGCTGGCCCATTACCAGTACCTGAAGTATAGCTATCTCTCGCCCAATTAAAGTAGTCATAATCTGCGGCAGAATAATATCTACGCAGAATAATAATTTTGGTTCCATTTGGAATTAAATTAATCGCCGCACCAGGCCAAGTATTAACAATCAAGGTTGCTATCTTATTAGTAATTAATGTTTGCACTTGAGTTGGTGCAGCTTGTAGCGCTGCTAGTGCAACATCCGATTTATAGACTTCTAATTTTGCGTTAGCACTAGACATAATTGCCTTAGTAGCTGTATTAGATGCCCATGCAGCAGCTATCGCTGTACTAGATCCAGAAACATTCGCCATAGTAGTTTGTGCAGCTAAAGTAGCATTTGTTGAAGCCCCATCAACAATGGCTAATCTGTCAAGATAAGCCCCGACGGAATAACTGCCACCCAATACAGCATTGTTACATAGAGGAGTATTACTAATGGCGACACTCGCTGTACTGGAAGCTACAATAGCCGTCATAGCCGAACTAGAGTTAACCAGTATGTTCGCCTGCCCTTTCAAGTTCAACAACTGTGTAAAGCTACCGTAATTAATTCCAGAAGCCAGATAAGTCGTTAATTGCGCACCGCTCATCGTGCCTGCTGTTAGTGCGTTCATCGCACGTAAACCATTAATCATTCCCATAATAAAAATTCCTATTGTTTGATAACTAAAACAGACCAGGTTGAGGGGGTTATATTCGCTACATAGGCTGCCGTTGCTGAATTACATACATTAATAGTAACTATATTTGCTGAACTGACATAAGCTTTATAATTAAGAATTGCCTTACTACCATCATCATTACCAAAACCATTTCCTGGATTAACAATAACACTATCCCCAATAGAAGCTCCCGCTACTGGTGCCGTGAATACTGTTGTAGAAATAGCCCCCAAACTAGTCAACGTCATATTGAAAGAACCACGTAAAAACTTACCCGTAAATGCGGTTAACGTATCTACCGCACTATATAAACTATCAACTTCTGCAAGCCAATTAGCAAACACCATGTCTGTATGTGCTGCGATTAACTGCCAAACACCTGATGCTGTGGCAAAGCTGGTTTCATCATCATCAGGTTCTGTGCTACCTGAAAACCACTGAAATAAACCTAACGATTCAACAACAATTAAAGCATGGGCAGTAGGTGTTAATGCTCGTAAATCGTTTCTAGCATCATACGTCGAATAACCTATTGAACTCCCGCTTGATGCGGTTGCCCACTCCATAGCCGTACCCGCAACATTCGTCCTTAGAACTTGTGCGCTCGTGCCAAGAGCCGTTAATCCTGTACCACCTGATGCAACAACGAGTGGTGTGGATAACCCTGCCGCTGTGCCACTCGTATTCTGATTAAGAGTTGGAAAATTAGTCAGATTAGAAGCGTTTCCACTTACAGGCGTACCTAATGCACCACCTGAATATAACAACGTGGCATTCGCATCAGGCAAAGTAAACGTCTTTTCAGCGGTAGTAGGCCCAGTAAACTTTGCAAAACCATTGCCCGTACCGCCGTTAGCTGAAACTAATAACCCGCCTAGCGTGAATGTGCCCGTCGTAGTTATCGGCCCACCCGCTAACGTGAGTCCTGTCGTGCCACCTGAACAGCTAACAGAGGTAACACTACCAGTGCCACCACCTCCACCACCTGATGCAGGTGCTATCCACTCCATAGCTGTGACACCCGCATTAGTCGCTAACACATAACCTGCTGGCCCTAATGCTGTCAGCCCAGTACCACCAAACGCAACGGGAGTAATAGAAGTAATATCTACCTTAAAGTCTAATGCCGCTTGTTGAGCTGTGGATATAGGCTTATTGGCATCCGATGTATTATTAACATTGCCTAAACCCACATCACTTTTAACTAAAGTAAGGTCGGTTTTCAAAGTTTCCAGGGAATTGACTTCAGGAGCACCCACACCAGCTGTCTTACGATAGATCAATGAGGCTGTCGCCATATCATTCATTTTAGCTAGCGTTACTGCCTTGCTAGCTATCGTTAATTCATTACTCCCTGTTACGTCGCCTGTATGTGTAGCGTTGGTAATTAACCCGCTATATAAAGAATTAACAGCACTGTCGCCCGTATTAATCCCTGAATTAGTCCCTGTAATATCATCAAGTCCCGCTACCGTTATATCCTTATCAGGAAACGCATAGGTACGTGCTGCTGTATTAGAATTAGTGAAGAAGCTAGTAAAGGTATTCAATACATTTTTGAAGTTTATATTGAATAGCGTTAATCCAGCATAGCCACCCGTTGCATCTTTACCGCTAAGACGCTGCTTTAAATCAAGAGCAGTTTGCTGAGCTGTTGAAACTGGCTTATTAGCGTCTGAGGTATTGTCTACATTAGGCAATCCCACCATCGTTTTATCAATACCAGAAACAGTTCCTGTAAAAGTAGGCGAGGCTAGATTTGCTTTACTGGTGCCCACAGTATTAAGCTGCGTCTGTATATCGCTGGTTACGCCATGCACATGGTTTAATTCAGCTTCTGTTGCAGTAATAGGTATTGCATAACCAGTCCCTGCTGCACCAGGAAAAGTCGTCTTTAATACTGTTTTTATAAGGCGTAAGTGGTCATCCGCTTGCCCTACGGGGTCAGTAATTGTAGGGTTAGCAACATTTAATGCCGCTATTGTTGAGCCAGTTTCTAAAGCGATGATACACCTCCAGCGTTATAGAAATCGCCATGTAATTGTTTACCAAAAGCACATCTGGCTTCAAATGCTTCTTCAGCAGTAGCGAACCCAGAAACCTGATAAAGTTTATAATCAAACCTAATTTGATATGTCCAATCTTTATAGTGCTTTCCTTTGGCGTTTCGCCGTTTAAAAACACCTTTATACGGTCTAGAGTTATCTCTTTTTGACGTATTACATTGATTTTCTGAATTTGTAGCCGCTCTTAAATTACAAATTCTATTATCTAACTTATCGCCATTAATATGATCAATTTGAGAAGTAGGCTCTTCTTTGTAAAATATTTTCCAAGCTATTCTTGCTGAATAAAATTTAACGGTTTTTCCATCAATGACTAAATCTATAACGTGTCTTCCTTTTACACTTACAGCCCCAGCAATAGCCCCCTTATACCTTCCTGTCAAACGAAATATATTTCCAGTATCAGGATTATAAGACAATGATTTATTTAAAAACTCTACGGATGGCAACTTAATAAATTTCATATTATCCAACCCGTGTTTGAAGACTTGAACCGCTATACACAAGAAGGTTGTCAGCATTCGCCAATTCATCAATAACTTGTTTAAATCGCCCATCCCATAAAGCAGCCGCTTCAGCATCCTTTATAAATGCATTAATCTCAACAAGAATGCCATCAATATATAAGTCAGGATGATTGTTAGATATCCAATTAGTACTATTATCAAGCGTCAATGGAGCTATATTCCCGTAATAAACTATTTCGAGATACTTAGAGCCATCAATTACAGGAGGTTGTATAACAAGTTGTTTATTCAATATCTGATAAAAATGTTTTAGGCTATTATCAATATTAACTGTGCTGGTGGCCGTATTCATTTGTTCTGGGTTAATCAGTGAAAGCGTTAGCCTATTCTTTGAATCAAGTGAGTCAACTATAGCAATATCTCGAATAGCAGAAAAATCTGCTGGTAAGTCATACCGTCCATTAACAGGATTAGGCTCTGAGAATATGTAACGAATACTCATATCCTCAATAACTAAAAGCCGGTTAATACGTGACTCAGCCATACGCATAAATATATCGACACGACTAATCACAGCAACATCTTGCCTATCTGCATAAGCCAGTGAGGTGCTGACTATTTCCTCATAGGTCATAACACCAAACCCTTTTCAATAGCATCTACACGATGTTCTAGAGCATCTACTCTTTGTTCTGTAGTTAATACTGGAGGTACGGGAGGCACAGGAGGAATAGGAGGTGCTATAGGTTTAACCGGATACACTAGCATCTTAGCGGTCTTAAAAAATATAGCTCGATTATATTTATAAGGCAGAGCTTCAGTCCACAAATACGTATGTATTGACCAGTACGGATTCTTAGTACCTGTTATATTAGCCATAGTTGGACCAGTTTGCGAAAATACTAAGTTATCATTATAATAAAGATTAAAAGCACCTTTACCACCTGCTGAGGTAGCTCTCTCATCAAGGAACATATCCAGCATAATACGAACCATAGTATGTCTTGGTACACTTCTAATGATATAAAGTCGAACTTTACTCACACCATCTGTTAATACACGTCGAAATACACTTACCATTAAGTTTGCAGGATCTCTATTATCCGTATCAACTTCAAGTCCAAATGGCCCACTACTTTGGTTTTCATCAGAGATTCCCCAAAAAGCCACAGGAGAAACACCTGAGGCAGGTGGGATACCTGCTGGTGTCAATACCCAAGGATCAGCATTGCTACCAAATGCCATTTCTAAATAAAATCTTGCATGAACTCGATTTGGAATGGGCCACGCCATGATCTTTGATCGGCATTTTTGAAAAGTAATGCCATCACCCTTATTATATTTAATCAGGGTAACGGTATCATTACCAAAAGTCGTTTTATCAACTCTACCCGGTATGCCTTTATTTGTGATACCCGTATCATAGGGAGCGACTACCCCTCCAGACCACGTTTGAATTTGCTGAATATCACTTCTATTGGTTACAGGATTAATAAATGGAACACTCCCACTAAAGTCATGTGAACGGGATGCTCCAGCCAAGGGAATTGTCCTAAGAGTACCACAATGATTAACCACATAGGGTTCCTTTGCGACAAACGCATTAGTTTCACTAGCGCCCGGATAACCAATTTCTGAATTAGCTATTATGACCATTTTAATACCCAGCAAATTTGTAAAGTTGAATTAAATAGTTTCATGCTATTGTGTAATCCACATAAGATCCATTAAATACCAAGACTCCCGCTAAGGGGGATTGTACGGTAACCACCCCTGTAGTACCTGTCATAACACCTTTTAACAAGTTAGCTGATGTTAATGTTGCATTAGCTTGTGCTGTTGTCATACCCGCTAAATCAGGAACAGCAAACCTTTTACCCATTCCTTTAGTTTGTAAAACATGAGGGAAACGTGCGGTAGGGTTGCCATCTGTAAATATATTGACATTACGTTTATAGTTTAAGGACTGTAGCTTAGCCATAATATTATGCTATCGTATAAGCAACAGACGAACCACTAACCGCTAATGCAGCGGCTAACGGAAGTTGAACAGTAACCACACCAGTAGTTCCTGTAACAACGCCTGCTATCAAATGAGCTGTGGTTAATGCCGTTACGGCTGCAGCTGAAGTTAAACCTGTCAAGTCTGGAACAGTTACTTTAATTGTAAAAGTAACTACATCACCAGGCTGTGCTTTCGCAGCAGCCGCTGGTAATTGGCTAGTAACCACGCCAAATGCTCCCGTTATCTTTCCTGGAATTAATCCGGCAGCCGTTATAGCTGCATCAGCTTGAGCAATGGTCAATCCCGCCAAATTAGGCATCGTGATGGGGATAGCATAAGCTCCACCATCATAAGTGCCTTCAGGGGTAACGGTTGCATACCCAGCTTCATAAGCTAAATAAGTCTCAGAACCTGCAACATGTGGGTTAGTATTTGTACCCACAATCAATGCAGCACGGCCTGCCTGAAAAGCACGTCCTAACTTTGGATCTGCTGATTTTAACGTGCTTTCATCTTCCGCTGCGGTAAATCTAATTCTTCCTGCCATTTCATAACTCCTAATCCTGCACCAGACATGCTTTACCTTCTGGTGTTAATAAATAATTCTTCATGGCTATGGCTGCCACATCAGGGTCTTGACTGTTTAACGCATAACCATCACGAATAGCTTTCTCAAACATATTAAAAGGTATCACAGCTTGTAATTGTCCCCACGTATGCCCTTCCCGTTCACCTAAATCATATAATGAACCAGTATTCTTTCTTAGCTCGGCATTGCGAGCTAAGATAAGAGCTTCTGATGGCTGTGTTTGCTTATGGGCTATCTCATCAAGATGGGTTAAAAACTCTGACTTGATAACCCCATCAAAAGTAGGTTCAAA